CGTTTTATTCTGGCTGAAGTGAATACTCATCGTATGTTGTCCAAGAATAGTGCCAGTTCCCGTGCTATTCCAGTTGGTACAATGCATCAGCAAATTTCAGAGAAACCTGCACGACCGGTGTTCTATGGTAAGAATCAGTCGGGTATGGTTGCTAAAGAAGAACTTTGTGAACATACCATCAACGACACCAAATTGATCTGGGATGCTGCTCGCGATGCCTCTATTTCACACGCCGCGGTACTATCGAGTATCGGTAATCACAAACAGGTCGTGAACCGATTGACCGAGCCATTTCAGATGACGAAGACAGTCATGTCAGGAACAGAGTGGGATAATCTTCTATGGCTCCGAAATCATCCTGATGCTCAGCCTGAGTTTCAGGAACTGGCTCGATGTATCGCGGCGTGTCTAAAGACGTCCGTTCCTGCCGAACTTCGTACCGGACAGTGGCATCTACCCTATGTGGATACCGTGACTGAATTCGATGGGGTACAGACCTATTGGGTAGATGGCAAAGAGATAACTTTAGAGCAAGCCCGTCGTGTATCAGTATCTTGCTGTGCCCAGGTGTCGTACCGCAAGAATGACGACAGTCTGGAGAAGGCTGACAGGATTTTTGAGATGTTGAACCTCAATAGTAAAGTGAATCCGCCACATTTTTCCCCGGCTGAACATCAGGCCTGTGCTATGTGGATCCACCCTATACCGATTGAACTTAAACACATGCCAATTGGTTATACTCATATTGACCGCCATGGAAACTTTTGGAGTGGAAACCTTAAAGGGTGGATCCAATATCGCAAGATGATTGAGCAAATGTCATGACAAAGAATGAACTCCTTAATGCCGTTGTTGAGTTAGCCCATGAGATTGACAAGGCAGACTCGATTGACTTTGGTATGCTGCGAATGACAGAGGAGACTGCTTACCGATTTGTGGCGACAAATTTGATCGAGGATGTGACAGCAGAGGAAGACCCGGCTTGTCAGTATCTTCTATTGATGGCTACGGTTACTCATTTGCTGGTTGAAAACTTTGTCCTAAATCAGAAACTACTTGTCATGGTCAGGGAGAAAAAAGAGTCGCCCTGATGTAGATTTTATTTGACTTCTATGTTATAATAGAACCATGAACAGTACAACAGGACAAGTAATGAAACACGGTGTTTTGAGTGAGGCTGGAAAGTACAAGGTGTACATCAACGATGAGTTCATCTGTTCTTGCCGAGTCAGGGAACGTGCTGAGTACCAGTTCAAGCGGTTCTCCAAGAAACAGGGTACTCCAGTAATCTCGGTTAAGGCTCGGGAACAAATCTCCAAGTTTCACATCAACCAACGGTTTGACTTCCTGCGCAAAACTGTCAAGATGGTTGCAAGTGGAATTCAACCGTCTGCCGTTATATCTGGCTCGGGTGGACTCGGAAAATCCCACAGTGTCCGGAAGGCACTCCTTGAGTCAGGTCTGGTTGACATGTCTTCTATGATTGCAGACGCCGAAGAAGGCACTATCGTAAACCGCAACAAGGGTTTCGTTGTAGTCAAGGGTTACTCTACTGCTAAGGGTTTGTTCCGGACTCTGTTCGAGAACAATGACGCAGTGATCGTGATGGACGACACGGATTCTATTCTAAAAGATCCCGTTGCTCTTAATATACTTAAAGCAGCTCTAGATTCTTACGATACCCGAATCATCTCTTGGAACGCTGATATGCGTGATCCAGATCTACCACGTAGTTTCATCTTCACGGGTCAGGTGATCTTCATCAGCAACATCCCAGAGGAGAAAATTGATCAGGCTATCCGTAGCCGCTCTGCTGTGATTGATGTATCCATGACGCTCAATGAAGTCATCGACCGTATGTCAGTAATGATCAAAGACCCAGAGTTTCTACCCAACTTCAACTCGGATGTGAAGAAACAGGCTCTAGAATTCATCTCCGACAAGAAGGGTGTGGCACGTGAAGTCAACCTGCGAACTCTGATCACGGTCTGCAAAGTTCGGGCATCGGACCGCGATGGTACATGGAAAGACATGGCAGAGTACCTCATCTGCAAATAATCTCACCAGATCTGTGATATAATGGAATAAAGGAACCAAACCATGACTGAAGACACGAACCTTAAAGACATCCTATCGGGTAATACAATGATCAAGTATGATCTAGAGACTGGAGACATTAACATGAAGGTAACCCAGCGACAGTTTGTTCTGCTAGCCGGGTTGCTATCCCACGTCAAACTAGGTTCCAATAACAGAGACACCGATGAACTGTTTAACCTATTGACCGAAATTCTAGACCGGTCAGCACCGGGTGCCGATATGATTGATGTCATTGATGATGCCATGGATTGCATTAAATTATGGCATGATTCTAATGGTGGCTGGCATCTGGAGATTAAAGAATGAAATTTGAGGCATTCGATTTTGTCACAGCTGAGAAAAAGGTCCTCAATAATCCAGAGTGTAGAAAACCAATTAAGGATCACTTAGTCCAACTTCAACGAAGGATTGATTATTTTTCCAGTAGGTTTATTGATGAACATCCGGATTACGAAAAACATCCATTGAAGCATAAGTTCTATCTAGACAAAACTGAGACCTATGCAAAGATCACACGACTATTAAGGATTATTCGCGCATATGAGTAACCGTACTGTATTTGAACCCGGGGAATTTGACCCCGAAGAACAAATTGAATCTCCATTCATCTTTAAGAATGCCTCGGACTTCAGTTATTATATCCAAATGACCGCAGTCAATTCAGAAAAAACCTGCACACAAGTTGTTCTGGAATACTGTGACCAATATGACCTAGATCCATCGGATATTGCAAAATTCATTAACCGGTCATTGAAGGAACAGATAGCCCTAGAGATGCAGGAAGATGGATTGATGCTTAAGGGTAAAGAACTAGATTTTCTGTAATGGACGGATTTAGTACCTATAAATACTATCTTGCCCTAAAGTTCCATTTTACCGTTTCCGGATATGATGTGTTTAAACACCGTGGTAGAACTAGGGCAAATAGAATGATGTATGAGTCTAAACCAGGGGTGAAAATCCGAATGGAAGTTCTTGGCAAAAGATTTAATGCCCCAGATGATGCCATCAAGTTCTTCCTGGCATGCAATCTATATAATGTTGATGTGTTCAATGATGTTGATTCAAATGATGCCTATCTTAGATGGAAGAAAAGATCGGAAATGATGACACAATTTATCCTTGATGAACTTGAATCTATCAAGGAACTGTCATCACGCTATATAGCTAAACAGGTATCTGGTGGATTCATCTCCTATGAGACCGCGGTGGCTATAGCCCGATGTATGGATATCCTATCTGAGATAGATGAGGATATAATTTACAGAAAAATTAGTGATAAAATCAAGAAACTGGATAAATTCATCAAGTACGATGAGAACAGAGTAGAGGCATTCATTCAAGAGAAATATGGACAAGCAGCGTAATACATACCGGACATTTGAGTCACGCTTTGAGCGTAAAGCCAAAATGGTTGAACGACAATATCTGAGGCAGAAGGTCGAACGCGCACGGTTAAATACTGATACTGACTATATCGATGACGACGACGATTCTTATGATGATTCAGATTGGTATGATCGTCAGACCAAAGATTGAGGCTAAATGCCTTAAACCTGGGCTAAATGCCCATTAACCATCTGGAGTATATCTCCTATTTTAGAAAGCAAACTATGACAATTTCAATCGCGGACCTACGCAAATCACGCACAACAGACTTTTCAAAAATCACTCAGGCTCTGACCAAAACATCGGACCGTCAAGATGATTCCGATTACTTTAAACTGACAAAGGACAAGGCGGGCAATGCATCTGCCACGATCCGATTCTTGCCGAAGCACCCAGATGATGAACTACCCTTTGTGGCAATCTATACACATGCTTTCCAGGGTCCAACTGGTCGCTGGTTCATTGAGAATAGTCGGACTACACTTGGCGAGGCAGATCCCATTTCTGAAATTAATCGTCAACTCTGGGCCTCTGGTCTAGAATCTAACAAAGAGATTGCACGTAAACAGAAGCGCAAGACTTCGTATATTGCTAACATCTATGTGGTTAATGACCCAGCTAATCCAGACAACAATGGCAAGGTGTTTCGGTTCAAATTTGGCAAGAAAATCTTTGAGATGATCATGGATAAAGCCAACCCGACATTCGCTGAAGATGCACCAGTTAACGTGTTCGATCCGTTTGATGGGGCAGACTTCAAAATTCGTATGAGACAGGTCGAGGGTTATCCTAACTATGACACATCCATCTTTACAGAGGTTAAACCTCTAGCCAAGACTGATGAGGGAATTGTAGAGATCGTCAATCAGATGAAGCCATTGAAGGAACTGGTTGCGCCTAGCCAGTTCAAAACATATGACGAACTGAAGAAAAAATATGATGCTGTGATGAATACCTCAGGTGCCGGTATTCTAGCCAAGGCTGAGGAAGTGGTTGAGCGTATGTCTGCCGAACCCGTGAAGGCTGAAAAACAACCAAGTAAAGTTGTTGAGGCTAAATCTGTTCCAGCGTGGGAAGACACTCAAGAAGAGGGCGATGACATTGAGGCATACTTTGCCAAGATCGCATCTTAAACTAAACTGATCTATTCAGGGAGCTTCGGCTCCCTTTTTCATGCGTGCAACATTCGATCAAACCTATTGTTTATTGTCGGTTCTTGATTCCTAACTGGAATCTTCATTACAGTTGAATTGTTTGTGATCTGTGATCTATTATCAGAGACATTATTGACAACTGGTGGTATATTTTGTCTGTTCTGATTTTCCAATTCGGCACGTGATCTTTCATTATTCTGTAACTGTTGCGACTGATTGATTCTATTTGTGTTACCCGGTCTATTAGCATCAGCAGGATTCATCCAGTCGTATATTGCTGAACCCAATGTATTATTTTCAACACCAGTTAAACGGCTTACGGTTGGATCAATTACATTCTCATTGAGCCACCCCCCTGCCCTCCACCCAGCATAACCAGCACCTGCTACAGCCGCGGCTGGTAAAACAGCTTTCCCGACCGCTGGTAAAACCCTTAGGAGCCCAGCACCCGCGCTTTTAGCAGCCCCTATCCCTGTTCCAATAGCACCCCTAGCAGCCCCTATCCCTGTTCCAATAGCACCCTTAGCCGTCGCTGGTAAAACCCTTAGGAGCCCAGCACCCGCGCTTTTAGCAGCCCCTATCCCTGTTCCAATAGCACCCCTA